CCAGATAAACTATGCTACCTAACAGGACATACAGACGACAATATGATTAAAACTATCTACTCTCACCTTACTAGTACTGATAAGGCTAGAATGGTAGGTGAAGTGCTGGGGAAGATAAGAAAGGATAGGGCTGTAGAAAATCCCCCCAGTCGCTTAACACTTGAACCTGTAGACTATGATAGATTGTTAGGGAAGATTGAAAGAACCCATAACAAGTTTGGGGATTTGGCTAGGTGGTTGGTAGATAATGAAATAAGTATAGACACACTAATAGGGTATTATCAACGACTTAACCCAGATAGTGTATATAAGGTTGAAGATGTGGTAGTAAGGGCTGATATAATGATGACTAAATTATTTACACTGAGAGAGTTAATGCAGGCCAAATAGACAAGACAGGGGGAAACCAAGGTAGAGGACAGATGTACAGTGAAGTATGTCTGTCCTTTTTTCATATCTATACCGTAACTTACATTAAATCAGATAGTTACATGAAAAACACAGGCTTAGGAAGGGTTGAAAGTATAAAGTATTGATAATCAGACTGTTATGTGATATTGAAGGAAAATTAGAGCAGATTATGTAGGGGGTGGGGGATATGAGGGTATGTGGGGCGAAAAAACCATGAAAAACACAGGATAAACCAACCACCGCCTTAAGTTGCCCCCCAAAGTTAGGCCCGTTTTTGGCTTAATCCCTAATATATGAGGTACGTGCGTATGTGCGAACATTTTATTAATTATTGTTTGCTTGTTTTTGTAGTTTCAGAAACCTAGCAAGTAATAGTAACAATGACGTGAATTATTAACAGGCCTATTTTTGTCCCACTGGCAGAATAGGGAAAAACACAAACAGAAATGAAAAAAACTAAAGAGACATGGAAACCTATTACCTGTACCGATAATGTAAAGTACGAGGTAAGTAGTGAAGGTAAGGTTAGGAATTTGAAGACGGGTAGAATATTAAAACCATTCTACAACACTCAAGGTTATGCAATGGTAGACTTAACTAGGGCTAGCAGTGATAAGGCTAAGAAGACACTAAAACTAGTACATAGACTAGTAGCACAGGCCTTCATACCTAACAATGACCAAAGTAAAACAGTAATTAACCACAAAGACGAAAACCCACGTAATAACTCAGTAGCTAATCTAGAATGGTGTACGTATAAATATAATGCTAACTACGGAACTAGAAACGAAAGGATGGCTAAAGGTAAGTCTAAAACTATCCTACAGCTAGATTTGAAGACAGGGTTAATTATTGCAACCTACCCAAGTGTAAAGGGGGCAGGTTTAAGTACTGGGATAAGTCGGAATACTATTTCTAGGGTTGCAAGGGGTATAGGTAAGACAGCTGGCGGTTATGGTTGGAAATACCAGAACTAAACAATTAAACAGGATAACAGACGATGGAAGGAATTATATACAAGTGGACAAATAAGAAGAACTGTAAGAAGTATATAGGACAGACAGTAAACCCTAGAAAAAGGTATCTACAGCATAAGAGAGGTGAAAGGGCAGACAGTCAGATTATAGACAGGGCAATACTTAAATACGGCCCTAAGAACTTTGACTACACCGTACTACTAACTATTCATGCTGATACTAGAGAGGAACTAAGGGGACTACTAGATGAGGCAGAGATAGCACTTATTAGACTAGAACAAAGCTATTATAAGACAGGACTAGGGTACAATATGACACTAGGCGGAATGACTAGGGGTACTTATAATCACACTGAAGAAACTAAGATTAAACTAAGTAAGATGAAGAAAGGACACAAACTAAGTGAGACTGCTAAGAGAAATATAGCAGAAGGGCATAGGGGGCTGAAATTCACTGAACTACATAAAGCAAGCCTACAGAAAGCTAATACCTGTAGAATGAAAGGGGTAAGACAGATGACTAAGGATGGAGTATTAGTAGCTGAATATCCAAGCATAAAAGAGGCAGAGCGACAGACAGGTATTAATAGAGGTAATATAAACGGTAGTATTAAGCACCTAAATAGAACGGCAGGAGGCTATAAGTGGGTAAAAATGTAATAGTGAACCCCTAGAAGTCTTATACATAGAAATAAACTAAAATAATAATAAGCTATGAAAAGTAACAAGGTATTAAGTATTGTAGGCGGTGTTCTATTTATTATTGGAACAGGCCTAGTGATGAGGTGTGAACAGATTAGAGCTAGACAAGAGGCACAACAAGCACAATTCCAAAAGGTCTTAGTATTGAAGTCTAAGGCGTATGAGAAAGCAGAACTGAATGATAGTATAGTGTGGGAAGTAAACAGATAAAAAACTATGAAATACAATATAATAAACTGTAAGAATGAACTAATATTGAGTACTTATAATGAGAATGAAGTACTAGTAATGATTGGATGTAAGAGCCGTGAATATATAGACTACTTACTGAAAGGAACTATTAAAAGATTGAATGGCTATAGATTAGAACTAGCCTAAGGTTAATAAATCCTAGTGCGTGGCGGATCGGGTCACTACTTTTCGATAAGACACTAGGAACTCTCTAATTTCAAAACGCAAAAAGGCGGCGTTTGTTAATTTATTTTTTAGGGTAGGAAGGTCAGTAATGATAGATACTACCCAAGTCTAAGCACGGAAAAGGACGACACACGGAAAACCACTGTATAGGCTCGGGTCGAAACAATCCCCTTCGATAATGTTTGTACAGTACTGAGCAAGGTGAGTAGTGGGTGTTCGTGTCGATATAGTACGTGCTGGCTAAGTTGGTTGTCGGTTAGTGATAATAGATGATAGCTTAGAATGACAAACAGTAAAGCTAGGATTAAATGATTGTCTGCCCAGTCCCTAGCAATGACAGGTTTTTATAGGGTAACTTATAAAGACAGGGTTAGTATAGTAGGCTTAAAACAAAAAACCTCCAAATTCAACTACTATACTACTCCTTAAAACGTCAACTATAATGCAGGTATAGAAAGCCCCAAGTGTGTAAGGTAGGATTAAAACTACCTAGGCACTACTTTTCGATAAGGCTTGGGGTACGAGCTTTTAAGAACGTGATGGAGGTAGAGGACTGAGCTACACTAAATAAAGACAGTCAAAAGTTGAAAGACACCGCAACTATAAATTAAAGTACTTTTTGGGGTAAATATTCAAGATTAGCTACTCTCCTAAGTTCTTCAAGTACTTTAGGAAAGGGTGACACAGTTAGGTCTAGGGATGTTGGGACTACTAGGGATGTTGGGACTACTAGGACTACTAGGATTGCTCAGATAGTAGGTAAGTTCAATAAGTAAAACATTGAACGCTTGACAGAACTACAGACTAACAAACACATGACAGCTAGATTATAACAGGTCTAGCACAAAGAATAACTTAAAAATTATTCACCATCTACAAATCTCTACAACTTAAGCCTGTAGAGTAATCCCCTAGCGTATAAGGCAGGACTAATCCATACCTGCCTCGATTACTACCCTTCAATGTGGACTAGGGGAACAATGGACTAAATAAACTATTACAAAATGAAGGAAGACAAAGATTTTAATGTTACAGTATCCCTTAGTAAACAGGGGTATAACAGTAAGGAAGAGGCAATTAGTGCAGTAATGAATGATAAACCTAAGATGGCTGAACTTGGTATAACTGAAAGTATGAGATTTAAGAGGACGACATTAAGCGTTACTGACCTACTAAGTTATATAAGGTTGGGCTATACATTTTGCGGACTCTATAGGTACAAGGAAGGAAGAAAGGTATTTATTCAGACCTGTAGCGGAAAACAGTACTATACCATGCCAACAGAAAAGGACGGCTATATGAAAAGATGTGTTAAGAGGTCTGATTATTGGGAAGGTAGCCAAGTAGTAAGTATTGATATAGATGAGACAGCCTACACACATATACCAGCTTTTCTTAGTATGTTATCCTGCCAGCCTACCTTTACCTATACAACATTCAGCGACAAACCAGAAAAAAGAAAGTTTAGAATGGTGTATGTAATGGATAAGATACTAGCAAGGAATGAACATAAGGCAGTATCTGAGGCACTACATAATCAAATAGAAAAGGAAACAGGGGAAAGAATACAGGATAGGTGCGGAACAAGGGGAGACCAATATTTTAACGGCACAACACAGAAAGGAGAATCATATATTAGTGGTTATGTGTATGGGCTGAAAGATATAAGGGGATATTTTGATGAACTACTAAAACTTATACAGGAAGAGGAAGAAGATACAAAGATAACCCTAGATAAGCAGTTTGTGGGGGACTTGAAACTACTAAGCTATAATCAAGTTGTCGCAAAGTACAGTAAGGTCTATGAATACTACTATAGAACACAGATAGACTTTAAGGACGGTGAGAAGTATAGATTAGTTAGCGAAAGACACGGTTACTATCAACTTTACTACAGATGGGAAAATGATAAGCCAGTGAAGTATGTAGATGGTGAGCATAGAAGGGCAAAACTAAACAACTATAGTAGAATTAGGAGGCTGATAAAACCAGATACTAGCCCAGAAGAACTACTATATAACTTGTACATAGACCGTGAACGTTTCTATGATAACTCAGACGGTACCCTAACTATTGATTGTCTTGTTAGTATTGTTAAGAAGACTATGAAGAAGGAATTAGACGTACTGCAAACGGAATACGAGGAAAGCAGGGAGGCAGTTAGAAAAGCAATGAAGGACGACTACCACGAGAAAAAACTAGTAGTAAATCCTAAGTACTATGGAAAATATGAACGGTCTAAGATGATGGCTGATATTAGAACAGGTACAAAGGAATGGAACTACCACCTAATCGACTTGTATTATAACCCAGACTTGACTGTACAGGAAAACTTAGACAGTCTTAAGAAAAACGGTGTAGAGGTAAGCGATGATACCCTTTATAGATATTGTAAAGATAGAGGTATTAGCACTAAGATAGACTTTAAGAAACTATTAGACCCAAACCTTAGCAGTCGTAAAAACCTAGACCTACTGAAAGCACAAGGTTATAAGATTGGTAAGGATAAAGTACAGAAACTATTAAAGGAATTGTTACAGCCTTAAAGAGTAACAATTTGAACGATAATTTTAACCCGTCCCAACCCTAAACAATAATGGGAAGGGACACTAAAACAAAAGGAGAGATAAATTATGAAGACTGTAAATTATGCACTGATTGAGAAGATTTACGATGAGAAACTAAGCCTACAAAAGAACTTAGAAGGTTTTGCAGAATGTGGGATAGAGATTAGTGAGAGAACCTTATACAACTACTGCAAAGATAAGGGGATAAGTACAGGTGGAGATTTTGTAAGCTATGTAGACCCTAACCTAAGTGTACGTGCCAATATTGAGAAACTTAGTACAATGGGCTTTAAGATTGGTAAGGATAAGATGGCAGCAACACTAAAGGAACTAAGGGGGACTGAACATACAACTACCCAATCAACGGCTACACATGAACCTACACTAACTACAGAACCTAGAATGTATAGAACAAAGGATGAGGAAGAACTAGAAAGGAAAATGTATAGTGATAGACTTTGTAGGGAGGTGTTCGGTGACTTGGTAAAAGAAGACGACCTACCTACACAACAGCAAGGTAGTAAAGACCTAGATAAACCAGCTGAGCCAAGTGAAGACGGTGAGGAAGTTGAAGTAGTAGCAGAACCAGATGAGAACCTAGGTAAATTCTATGATGCGCTAGAGAATGTAACAGGGCAGACTAGAAACCAGCCAAGGATTAGTAACTACACATTAACTGGAGAAAGTAATGAGAAATTTTATAGGCCAATTATAGAAGTAGAAAAGCCTGTAGAACCAATCATACAGAAACCTAAGGCAGCAGGTAGATATGCACATTACGCTACTGACCCAATGCTTAGAGCTATGGGAATTACAGGAGAGGATGAGGCAGAAGATAATAGAAAGATTAGAGAGTGTCTTAATGCCTTAGATTGGTCAAACTTTAAGATGTAGTATTTGCAATCACAGGTACAGTATAAGAAGTTATTTGCAATCACAGGTACAGTAACAGTAATCTATTTGCAGAAATAAGGGCAGTATTTGCAGCCACAGGTACAGTATTTTAAGGGGCTTTGCAGATATAAGGACAAATTAGGAAGGTGTGCGCTTTGCTAATTGCTTAACTATCAATCAGTTAGGGGAACGGCCGAGGCGCGCGCCATCTATAATAAGGGAATTGTACTTACGTGTTTTATACGTAAGTAAGTACAATGTCCGTCTATGTATCTGTATAGGTATATATAAGATACCTATTATATACAGTAATGCGAAAAATAAGGCCACCTAAGGACAAGGACAAAGTAACCTAATTTAATCAAGGAGGACAGCAGCAATGAAGAAGATAGAGAAGTCAGTAAAGGATAAGAAGGGTGAAGATATAGAACGTGCAACCCTAGACAATGAAGTACAGGAACTAACTAAGGAGGAAGTACTAGAAAGGTTTAAGCAGGCGACAGAAAGACGACAACTACCTAATAAAAGCTGGTTAGACTTTAGGGTGTTCTAGTGTGTAAAAAGTGCAGTTCAGAAGCCCTAGAATCCTAATAAGTAAGAAAGAAATTGTTTTCAATCTGTAATAGTTTATTGTCATAATTAGGTAGGGGTTAGTAGTGATATTAGCCCTTACCACTTTACTAATACAGACTGAGAACTAAACACTAATAATAAACTATGCCAACAATATACAGGCCACCAAAGAATACTAACAAAGATTCCTACAGTGCCAAACGAAAAGCAGAACGACAGAGAGTATATAGTAGTACGACATGGAAACAACTTAGAGAAACTAAACTACGACAGAAACCCTTATGTGAATGTTGTCTTAAGCTGGGTTTAATCAGAACGGCCCAAGACGTACACCACTTAATTAGTTTTATGTCTACTAGTAATCCTGTTGAGAGAGATAGACTAGCGTATGACTTAGATAACCTACAATCTTTATGCAGGGAATGTCACAACGCTATCCACAACCCAAAGAAGAATAACACAACACCTAGTAATGATGTAGAAGAAGACTAGTACTAGGTAGAAGTATAAAGTCAGATGATAATGTTAGTTATTAGTAGGGGTGAGGTAGAGAGTAAAGTGTAACAGTTTGATTTTAAGCACTTTATACCCCCGCCCCTATCTAACTATTTGACTATCAACGTTTTACCCCACCCCAGTTTTATTTGCACATGGGAGGGTAATTTTTAACACATTTTGAGATTATGACAAGAACATTAGATGAAGTCTTAGACTGTTTAAGACTAGACTACAAGAGACCAATATTAAACCTAGTAGATGGGGTTTGGACTTATTATAATGGATGTAAGAGTAGTAGAGGTGAACTAGAATTTTTATACCTAGGCGACATAACAGACCCTACTACACCCCACTTAGATACTGAACTAGGGGGAGAGGACATTCAATACTTACCTAGCTTAGATATGTTGCAAGGTAAGGAGGAACAAGCAGGACAAAGATTTTATAATAATAGGTTGTATAAATGCAGTGACTTATAGTAATATCTTTCCAATGTTTAAGGCAGGACAGATTAGATTAGGTCACACAACACTTAGGTACTATGTAACTCCAGACGGCACAGTTAAAGACTTAGGTAGTACATCATGGTTTACAACGCTGCCAGTATCAAGACAGGAACTAGTACTAACAGCAACTTATAACCCTACTGACTATCCAACTTACAGTAACTATCCAGCTATCAATGTGAATAAAGTAAAGGACATTCCAAGCGACTATAAAGGGTTAATGGGTGTCCCTGTTAATTTTCTGACTAAGCACTGTAGCAGTCAGTTTAAGGTAGTTGATAGGTTGAATAATCCAAAGCTAGGTGAGAAGACAATCTATAAGCGTGTAATAATTGAAAGAATATGAAACGACTAAATCACTTAGAACTTTTTGCAGGGATTGGAGGCTTTAGTAGGGCAGCAGAACTACTATACATTGACAGTGGCTTAGAGATACCAACCATAGCCTACAGTGAGATAGATAAGTTTGCAGTGAAGACCTACCAAGCAATACACCCTAGCAGTAAATATAGTCTAGCAATGGGTGACTTAATAGCATGGAATAAGACTAAGGACTACATAACAAGGAACTTAGACATAGATATTTTAACTGGTGGCTTTCCCTGTCAGACTTTTAGTAGTGCAGGCAAGAGGGCAGGATTTCAAGACCCAAGAGGAACGCTATACAATGAGATAGTACATATCCTAGAAGTCAAGAAGAAACAGTACAAGCCTATCCCTTTTGTACTCTTAGAAAATGTAAAGGGGCTATTAACACATGATAAGGGTAATACTTTTAAGACTATCAAAGCAAGCCTAACTAGTCTTGGCTACACTGTATATTATGACTTATTCAATGCAGCAGATTTTAAGTTAGCACAGAATAGAAACAGGCTTATAATTTTTGCCACAACCTTAGACCTACCTAACTTTACCTTTACAACAACTAAGGTAAGGGACGTATTTAACAGGGACTATAGGGATGATTGGAGCATAAATAATCAGTCTGAGGTATTGGATATATTAGATAAGAAGGTAGACCCTAAGTATAACACCTCAACTAGTCCAACATACAGGGCTTATCTGTTGGGAGAAAATACTAGCTACACAACTAAGCCAAAATTCGATAGACCCATAGCTGCAACCTTAACCTGTAAATCGGATAGAAGGGCAGGAATGGGGAACTACTATACACATCATTATATACAAACAGGTACTAGGAAACTTAACCCAGACTATCACACCGAGCCACTTAGAAGAATTACACCTACTGAGTCATTTAAGTTACAAGGATTTACAGAACATGATGTAGACTTAGCAAGACTGGCAGGAGTAAGTGACACACAGCTATATAAACAGGCAGGTAATAGTTATGCGGTTAATATGTTCTATGCGATTTCTCACTACCTGTTTAAAGACCAAAGAATACATGAAAAATAATGATAACTAAGAAAAAGATACAAAACCTATACCCAGATGTTAGGGAGTCAGTGCAGGAATATATGTACAACGCCTATAAATATCTAGAGTCTGAGTATGGGGAAGTTAAGGCAGAATGGAAAGCAGCCCTATCCCTTCTATCTGAGTCACTTGATATGTTTTATCAGTGTAAGGAAAGAATTAAGAAGGATGGACTACTAATTAATGATAGATACGGCAACCCCAATAAACACCCCTTACTACAAATCCAAACAGCCTATCAGATACAGATATTAAAGGTAGTGAAAGAGTTAGGACTATCACCCCTAGCAAGTAGTAAGATAGCAGATAAGCCAGAGAAGGAACAGGAAGAGACAGCAGAAGATTTTATAAAGAAATTAACAGCAGGATAATATGGAACATTTATACAAGGGCAGCGAGTTAAGGATTAAGCCCCAAGGATTCGTAGAAGGTGGACAAGTTACTTTCTTTACAGTTAATCCTAAGTTTGGTACTATCTTAACAGCTACAGACGATGAGGGTTATATGTTTCTATCATGGCCTCACCTTCAATATATGGGTAGGGGCGTTCTAAACTACAAGGTAAATAATCCCACCACAGGACTAGATAGATTAATAACCACAGATTATTATATAGACAGTGACTTAGAGGTAGAAGATACTGAGACTCTAGGTAATGTAAGTGAAAGGATAGAATCAACTGTTAGCGGTAAGTTGACAGAAAAGATAGATGCAGGTATTGAGAAGGTAACAAGGTCAGCACAGGAAAAACTAGGAACGGTTGATAGTGCTTTAGAGGATGTAAACACTAAGGTAACACAGAAACTAGGAACAGTTGATACTAGACTAATAGATATACAGAATGACTTAACTACTAAATGTCCTTATGTCGGTGGTGATTACTATGTATATAATTACGACAGAACTACAGGAAGTCAAAAGAAGACCAGCCTATATGTAAAAGGACAGGATGGTAGAAACGGTATAGACGGTAGAAGTAAGGAAGTAAGACACCAACCAACAGACACTACAGTTACGATTAATAGCGGTGAGTTTCATGTGTGGGAAGTGGTAGAAAGTCTTAATATTACCCTACAGCCAGCCTCTAACAGCCCTTTCCTAGATGAGTACGGTTTTAGTTTTAAGACAGGAAATACAGGCACTAGATTAAGTCTACCTTCTAATATCAAACTACCACGTACATTTATTATCTTACCAAATCATATCTACACTGTTACTATCTTAGGTACGGTATTAGAGTTTGGTAGTCAATCATTATAAGGGTATGAAGAAATATATTAAAGAAGGACACCTATATAACGGTTACATAGAATTAGACGGAAATACAATCATTAACCCAACAGAGGAAGAACTAGTACAAGCAGGATGGCAAGTAATAGAAGAAACCCCAACTACTGACCAACAAGAAGAAGATATAGTAGAGGAACACAGAGAGCCAACTGAGGAAGAACTACTACAGGCTGCAAAAGTACAGAAGATTAATGACATACGATTTTACGACAGTTCAGATGAGATTAATAGTTTCACAGTTGGCAGCCTTAAGATGTGGCTAGATAAACAGGAAAGGTGTATCTTATACGCTGCACTCTTAGCACATGAACAACTAGGTAAGGAGACGATGACTAAAATTTATCACGGTCACACATTTACCTATCCCTTAGCAATGTGGAGGCAACTATTAGGACTCATTGAATTATACGCTACAGACTGCTTGAACTGTACAGAAACTCATATAGAGGCCGTTAAAAGACTTACTAATAGGGAGGAAGTACTAGCATACGACTACAAACAGAATTACCCAGACCCTTTAATACTAGGATAACACAATGATAGATGAGAAGTACAAATCTTATGCTAGGGGTGTTTTAGACGGTAAGGTAGTAGCGTGTGAGTATGTTCGTCTTGCTTGTTCTAGATTCCTAAGCTGGTTTGATAAAGAAGATAGGTACTTTGATTCTAAGGCAGTTGATAAGGTAGTTAATTTCTTACAAAAGCTACCACAGTCTACAGGTAAATTTGCAGGTAAACCCCTAGTATTACAGGAATGGCAAAAATGGGTAGTAGCAAGTATATACGGCTTTAAGTGGTGTTCAGATAATACAAGAGTCGTTAGGGAAGTCTATATAGAGGTGGCCCGTAAATGTGGAAAGTCAACACTAGCAGCTGGCCTTATGTTATATCACCTAATTTGTGACTCCGAAAATGAGGCGCAAGTTATATTCGCTGCCAATAGTTATGCACAGGCCCAACTAGCTTTTACAATGTCTAAAAACTTTATTAGTAGTATAGACAAGAAGGGTAAGTACTTTAATTATTACAGGGATTCTATTAAGTTTCCCCTTACCAAGTCTACTATGAAGGTTGTTAGTTCAGATGCGGACAAATTGGACGGTCTAAACTGTTCTGCTTTTTGTCTAGATGAGTACCATGCAGCAAAATCTAATAATACTGCAAATGTCTTAACTAGTAGTGTTGGTATGAGAACTCAGCCCCTAATGCTTTATATTACTACAGCAGGCTTTGATATGTCTAATCCATGCTATCAACTTAGAAGTACAATTATAAATATCTTGGAAGGAAAGGCAGAAGATGATAGTATATTTTCAGCTATCTACACACTAGACAAAGAAGACGACATAGAAGACCCTAAGAACTGGGTAAAGTGTCAACCAAACCTAGGGCTTACCGTTACTGAGTCTTACTTACAATCTGAACTAAGGAAAGCTATAAACTCTCCCCTACTGTTGACTAATTTTAAGACTAAGTTAATGAATATTTGGTGTAGTAATGAAAGGGGTGAGTGGATTCCTAGTAGATATATACAGGACTCAATGACACCTATAGACCTTCAAGACCCAATATTTCAAGGGTGTACAGGCTACTTGGGATTAGACCTTAGTAGTACCTCAGATATAACAGCAATGACCTTAGTAATACCAACCGACAATATAATCTACTCTAAGTCTTGGTACTACTTGCCACAGTCTGCCCTGCAAGAGAGTAGCAACAGGGATAAGTATAAATTTTGGCAAGGACTAGGTTATCTGAATATCACAGAAGGCAATGTAGTAGATTATAACAGGGTAATTGAAGACATACAGGCTATAAACAAGACTATACCTATTGAGTGTATATCTTATGACCAATGGCAGAGTACAATGGCTATTATTAAACTAACAGAACTAGGATTTAATTGTCAGCCTTATTCTCAAACTACAGGCAGCATGAACAGACCGACACGACATTTAGAACTGATTGCACGTAATGGGACACTTAAGCTAGATAAGAACTTAATTACTAGTTGGATGTTTGGTAATTGTGAAATTATGGAAGACTGTAACGGTAATATTAAGCCAGTCAAGCAGAATAATAACAGTGAACGTAAGATAGACGGTGTACACTCTACATTAAATGCACTTGGTAAGTACCTAGAACAGCCACGATATAATAACGAAATAACAGGATTTAATTTTTAACTATGAAAATACTAGGATTAAATATAAGTAGGGATAAGCCAGAAAAACGAGGCCAACCCTTTTATAACCCTAACTTATCAGAAAGTCTAGGGTGGGGCTTTGGTTATCAGTCTGGCAGTGCTATGAGTCTTAGTGCGGTCTATTGTGCAGTTAACCTTATTAGTGATTCAATCGCTACCCTACCTATTCAAGTCAAGGCAAAGAATACAAAGGGAACAGACCTACTAGACAAACACCCACTTTATGACATCTTTACTAACAATAGGATGACACGCTATACATTACTTAAGAATATAGTACAGTCTGTCTTATTAAAAGGTAACGCTTATGTACTGATTGAGAAAAAGGGTAAGGATGTAGTAGGACTTAGATACTTACCAGCTGATGATGTACAGTGTAATTATAGGAAGGAAGATAACACCCTTTACTATACCTGTTCATACATAGGGGCTAGACAGATACAACCTAGTGAGATACTACATTTTCTTAGGTACTCAGTTGACGGTGTACAGGGTATATCAGTTCTTAGTCATGCAGCAAGGAGTCTCAATATCGCACAGGCTCAAGAGCAGGTAGCAGAGAATTTTTTTAGTAATGGCTGTTCAAACCTCAACGGAATTCTAAGTGTTCATAGTAACCTGTCAGAGGAGCAGAGACAGCAAATATCTACTAATTGGCGGTCTACTTTTGGACAAGGCAGTTCTGGCGGTGGTGTGGCTATCCTGCCTGTAGGTATGAGTTATCAGAGTCTAAGTTGCAATAGTTCAGACGCTCAGATGTTAGAGTCTAGAAATTTTAGTGTAGTAGACGTTGCACGTTTCTTTAATATTAGCCCTGTATTACTCGGAGACCTAAGCAAAAGTAGTTATAGTAGTGTTGGTGAATCTAACTTACAATACCTTACTTACACGCTTAACCCCTATATTGTGATGATAGAGGAGGAACTAAACAGGAAACTAACAGGTGGTACAGGATTAGAAATAGGCTTAGATGAGACTGCAATACTGAGAACGAATAAGGCAGAACTAGCAGGGTACTATAACAGTCTCCTTAGTATGGGAGTTTTGAGTATAAACGAAGTTAGAAGACAACTAGGATATAACCCAGTTGAAAATGGAGACAGCCACAACCTAGCCTATAATGACGTGTCTAAAACTAACCTAACCGATAATACAGAAGATGAAAAACAGGAATAACTTAGAAATTAGGGCTATTAGTAATGAAGTACAGGTAGATTCTAGGAATATTACAGGCTATGCAGTAGTGTTTGAAAGCGTTTCAGAAGACCTAGGATTTAGGGAACGTATTATGAAGGGTGCAATTACGGACGATACTATTAAAAAGTCTGATGTATTTTGCCTCCTTAATCATGACTCAACCAAGGTACTAGCTAGGTCTAAATATGGTGAAGGTAGTTTGAAACTAGAAATAGACGAACGAGGACTTAAGTATAGTTTTACTGCACCACAGACAGACTTAGGTAATGAAATTTTAGAACATCTAGAAAGAGGTGAAATTGATAGCTCTAGCTTTGCTTTCACAGTTAGCCTAGATGAAGGTAGTGAGAAGTGGTACACAGTAGAAGGTGTGCAGTACAGGGATATATATGTAGTCGAGGCACTGTACGATGTCAGCCCTGTATATCAGCCAGCTTACCAAGAGACAACAGTAAGTAAGAGAGCACTAGAAGAACTTGAAAAACATAAAACAATGCAGGACGAGAAAGAGAAAGAAGTACAGGAAGAGACTGTAGAGAAGACTGATGAGGTACAAGAAGATAAAGAAGTACCAACACAGGAAGAAGTAGAAAAGAAAAACACTGACACAGAGGACAAGGATGTACAGGATGAAACTGTAGAGAAGTCTGATGAGGAAGTACAGGACGAGGATAAGGACAAAGATAACGATGTTGAGGGTGAAGATAAGGAAGAAGAGACACGCTCAGCACGAACACACAAACATATTAATATTAATACGATGAAAGAACAGAGATTTAGTTTACTCAAGGCTATTAGAAATGTAGCAGAAAACAGACAGCTCGATAATGTAACGGCAGCAGTTTGTAATGAGGGTATGAAGGAGATGAGGGCAGCAGGTCTTAATACTGTAGGTCAGATTTATATCCCTACCATGGAAACACGTGCGGCAGTTTCAGTAGCTAGTGAGGGTGTAGATGTAGTAGCAACAGACTTATACGATATTATCGAGCCTCTTCGTGCTAAGAATGTCCTAGTACAGGCAGGTGCAAAGTTCTATACAGGCTTGACTAATAATGCACAGATTCCAGTAATGACAGGCTCTAATGTAGGATGGGCAGGTGAGACAGCAGCAGCAACAGACGGTAATGTACTGTATAATAATGTAACACTGACACCTAAGCGACTTACTGCATACGTTGATATTTCTAAGATGTTACTTGCACAGGATTCTATCGGTGTTGAGAATGCAATTAGACAGGACCTTATCAATGCTATTAACTCTAAACTTGAGTCTACTATCTTGGGCAAGGGTGCTAAATCAGCTACAACCCCTGCAGGTATCTTCAACGGAAAAACCCCTACTAAGGTTACTGATTTTGAGGGCTTGGTAGGTCTTGAGGCTAAGGTTGAAGAGGCTAATGTACTCGGTGGTGTTTCTTATATTGCCTCACCTTCAGCACGTGCAAGTTTTAGAAATATGATGAAGGGTTCTAGAGGTACAGCCCAGCTTGCTTATACAGATGGCACTTTGGACGGTACACCTGTTTACTCAACATCAAATGTAGAGGCTAAGACCTTTGTAGTAGGTGATTTCTCTAACTTGGCTATCGGTAGTTGGGGCGGTCTTGATATTGTCGTAGATAACTATACACAGGCGGTTAATGGTATGATTAGGTTAGTAGTTAATGCTTACTTTGATGCAGCACTTATCAGACCAGAGGCTTTCCAGTTTGGTACATTCGCAGTCTAAATAGTTAACATTGTTTCTATATGTACGTAAACTTACAGCAACTAAAGAAACATCTAAACATTGATTCTAGTTTCCATGATGACGATGAGTACCTATGTGACCTAGAACAAGCAGCGGAATTAGCGGTAGAACGACATATAGATGATAAGTTAGAAAATATCATAATAGCTAGTGGGAGGACTACCTTACCGCCTCCCCTAGTTCAATCTATATTAATTCTAACAGCAAACTTATACGCTAACCGTGAATCAATAGCTTTTAGTAGTCACACTGAGCTACCCTATAGTCTAACCTACTTACTAGACTTATATAAGAATTATAGTAAGAAATACACAGGCGGAAAGGATAAGGTATGAGAACAGGACTACTAAGAGATGTAATTTCTATCTATCGGACTGAAATAATACAAGACGATTTCGGAGGTACTACTAATCAACACCGCCTATTAACAACTACTAGAACTAATGTAGGTTTTAAGACTGGGGCTAGAGAGGTAGTAAACGATGAAATAGTCTATACCTATCAAGTTACTTTTGAAGTGTGGCAGTACGTTAATATACAGGAACACACAGACTATATTATGTACAAGGATAAGAAGTACAGGGTCTTAAGTGTCATTCCAGTACCAGCCCAACAGAAGAAGGTAATAGAAACAGAGCTAATCAATGAATAACGACAACTTAGAAATTACGGGGACGGAAGAACTTGTTAAGAAATTTACAGAACTAACAGGACGTGAACAAACCAAAGCTAAAAACACTGCACTAAAGAAAGGTAGTGATATATTAGTTAAAGCAGCTAGGCAGAGTCTCAGAACAGTAACCAAGGGCTATAATCGTCCTAACTGGTGGAATGGTAAAACGCTAGAGTCTGGTATCAAGTATAGTAAGCCAAGTAGGGATAGTGACACAGCTAAGGTGCATATCATGGCTGATTTTCGCTTAAAATTTTGGGAACTTGGTACACAGTTGAGACGTACTAAGGCAGGTGCTAGTAGGGGTGTTCATAAGCGACATAGTTTTTTCCAACCCACTGTACAGGCTAAGATGTCAGAAGTTGAGGACTCTATGGGTAGGTTATTTTCTGAGTCTATTGATAAGATATGGAATAAGAAGTAATGGAGAGTTTAGAATTAGGTAGGGTTGTAAAATCTATCCTACTACAAGACGAGGAAATAAGTAGGCAAGTAGGAAGTAAAGTATTTCCACTAGTCGCTGATAAAGGTACTAGTTTCCCTTTCATAGTTTATCGAAGGGACGGACTAACACCTTCTACTAATAAAGATAAGCTAGTCTTTGATACACAGGTTAGAATATCATTAATTGTAGCTAGCAGTGATTATAGACAGGGGCTAGGAATATGCAGTAAGGTAATAGATGTCTTACTAGCAAGCCAAGGTAGAACAATAGGGGGACTAGAGATTACAGACCTAGAACTACAAGACACTAGCGAGGAATACAGGGAAGACACATTCCTACAGCTACTTAGTATAACAGTAAATATAAAAAATAAATAATAACATGGCAAGTGTAACTAAAGGACGTGACCTAATGCTCTTTATTAATGGAAAGTCTATCGCTTTTGCAACTAGTCACAGTCTATCTATTAGCCAAGATACTACAGAAACTACTAGTAAAGATTCTGGTGGTAAATGGGTATCAGCACAGGCAGGTAAAATTAGTTGGGAAATGTCAACAGAAAATCTAATGTCAAATGATGGTGAAGGTGTAGGCTTTGAGGCACTATTTGATATTATGACAGCACAGACCCCAATAGATGCAGTATTTGCCCTAGAGAAGAACTATAAGACAAAGGCAGATGAGGTAACTAAAGGCGGTTGGATTCCTTCAACTACAGGCACATATACAGGCAAGGTATTAATTACCTCCTTAGAATGTTCAGCACCAAATGAGGATAACGCTACATTTTCTGCTACTTTTACAGGTGTCGGTGCGCTTAAGAAGGTGGCAACAGCATAAAAGAAATAATAATGAAACAGGGCTATACCTATTATATCCAAACTTAACAAGGGTGTAGTAGGTAGCCCAATAATTTTTTAATCATGAATGTAATAACTATTAATAACAAGGAGCTTAAATTAAAATATAGTGTACGTAGTATGATGCTTTTCGAGGCAGCAGCTAATAAATTATTTAGTCTCGATACACTTAGCGACCAGTACCTTTTTCTATATTGTTGTATCTTAGCAGGTAACAAAGACACTGACCTAACCTTTGATAAACTCTTAGACAGCATAGATGAAGACCCTAGTATTTTTACAGTCTATACAGATTTCATGAAAAGGGAATTATCTAGACAAGCAGAGTTTAAGGGTAAGGATGACACTAAGAAAGGTGAGGATAAGGGAAAAAACTAGGAATGGCAGATGTATTTAGTATCTTAGTATTTCAAGGCAACCTAGACCCCGAGTATGTACTAGACAGGATGAGTATGTTAGAATTACACGTACTAGTTAAGAATCTGTACAGGGCTAAACAGGATGACTGGGAGATAGGGAGACAGGCTATTTTTACATCTGCCAAAGTAATGGGTGGCACTAAAGAGAATAACCCACGAAAATTTATGCCCTTACCATGGGACAACTTAGAAGGTAGTACAGGTGACAAAGACCCACTACCAACCAAGGAGGACATAGAAAGACTTAAACAGAAAGCGAAAGAATATGGCACAAGATTTAGTAACCAAGATAAGACTTGATGATAAACAGTTTAAGTCTATAATCGACAAAGTAAAAAGTGAAGTAGGTAATACTGAGACTGTATTTAAGCAGGGTAGCGGTAATATCAAAAGGGAACTAAAAGCAATCCAAGGCGAGTTAGCTAATATGCTGCTCAATGGTGTAGACCCTGCTAGTGAGAAATTCCAACAACTAGCAGCAAGGGCAGGTAGTATCAAGGACGCTATGGGTGATGCAGGACAGGTAGTAGGCCAATTTGCAAACGACACCAGAGGACTTACAGCAGCCCTAGACGTAGCAGGGACAGGTGTAGGTATTTTCCAGACAGTCGCAGGTAGTATGGCCCTGTTTGGTGTTGAGTCAGAGGAGGCACAGCAAACCCTAACTAAACTTGCTGGTGCTATGAGTGTCTTAAATGGTATCACACAGCTACAAAATACCTTCATGGACCAGTCAAGCGGTACATATAGGGCTTACCATGCACTCTTAAGGTTAGTAGGTATTGAACAGGCAAATAATACAACGGCAATAAGTGCTAATACTGTATCACAAGCAGCCAATAGTAGCGCAATAACTGCAAACACTACAGCAGAAGTAGCAAATAACACGGCTAAGCAAGCAGGGGTAGTAGTAACAGGTGAACAGACAGTAGCACAGACAGCAAATACAGTAGCCACTACAGGCGCAACCGTAGCTACTGAAGGGTTGACGATTGCACAGAAGGCAAGTAGTGTAGCTGCAAAAGGTTTAAGGGTAGCACTCTCAGCAATTGGTATAGGTATCTTGATTTCACTAGTAGCTGCACTGTATCAGAAATTCGATGACTTAACAGATAGATTTAAGACTGCTGAGGGTGCTAGTAGTAAGATGGCGCAAGCATGGAACAAACTAAAGATAGTAGCGGTTGGTATAGGGAATGTCATTTGGGAACACATGATTTATCCCCTTAAGATGTTTGCAGGAATTGTTAGGGATATTATTAACGGAGATTGGGATAAAATAGTTAGTAATGCAGTACAGAGTTTCAAAGGTGGCCACGATGTAATAGGTAACTATAACTATGCAGCTAACAAAGAACTAGCAAAGCAGAATGAGGAAGCAAGGGAACGTGAAACCAAGGCAAGATTAAAAACCCTAGATGATTGGTATGAGGCAGAGAATGCAGCGCACGGACAATCACTAAGCAGGGATATTATCTACCATAAGAAGAGACTAGCTACACTAAAGAAGGGTAGTGAGGAATATAGGCGAGAGTCTAACAAGCTAAAAGAGGCTGAAAGAAGACAGAGAGAAGACTCTAGTAAGAAGTCAGCAAAGCTAGCAGCAGACCAACAAAGGGCAGAAGAAAAGGCACTTAAGGAGGCAGAGGCAGCAGCAAGGAAAAGGGCTGAGGCAGAAAAACATAGGCAGGAAAAGATTAAGAGTGACCAAGATAGTGTTAAGCAGACCATAGAGACCGACCATTCCACTACTACTAAGAACACACGTAAGACACAGGAGGAAACAGTTACCTATACTTACAATCAAGATAAGACCAACAACTCCATAAACAGTAAGGGCGCACTAGTTAATCAACTTAAGATAATCCAAGACTACTATACTAAGATTGAACAGTTTAGACAGGAAGATTATACTAGTGAAGTTAAGGCAGTATCTAAGAAGTATGACACCCTAGCAGAGAAGGCACACGGTAATAAAGAACTACTCACACAGCTAGAGGAACAGAAACAGGCAGCAATTAATAGCTTACAGGAAAAGTATAACCTAGAATATACTAAACTGCTAGACCAAAGGGCAAAGGATGAGAAAGAGGCAAGTGATAAACTACTAACCCCACTTATCGACAAAGCAAAACAGTTAGGACAGGAACTAGGTAGGTCACTGAAATTAGATGGCTTAGATTTTTCAGCCTTAGAAGAACTTAATAAGAACTTAGAGGAGTCTGTTAAGTCTATGAAAGAACTCAAGACAGTACAAGATAATCTAAGTAATTTTCAAGATAGCGGTTTTACTAGGATGTTAGAGGATGCCAAGGCCCTACAACAGATACTAGGGTCTTCTATGGCTAGTGACGGTGAGAAGATAGGTGCTAGTATGGTGTTTATGTCTCAAGCAATACAACAACTAGGACAAGACAGTGCAGCAGCCAAAGCAGGTTTAGTATTACAGGCAATAGGTCAGATAATCTTAGGTTTTGCACAAGCCTCCGCACAAGATTCTAAACTGGGCGTAATCGGTTGGGTAGCAGCAATTGCAGCAGGTACGGCAGTAATGATTAGCACAATTTCACAGTTACAATCATTCTCACAGGGTGGTATTTTCCAAGGTAGTAAGACAGTAGGAGACCATAACCTAGCACGTGTTAATAGTGGTGAAATGATACTAACCAAGACACAACAAGGAAACCTATTTAGAATCTTAGACAACAATACAGCAGGTCTAGGTGGTAATGGTGTAGGTGTAAGTAGTGTAAGGGTGAAGGGTAGCGACTTATACCTAGCCCTAAGTAATTATAGCAAGGTTCAGAGTAAGACAGGAAGGAGAGTACTATGATATTAAGAGGTGAATTTAGGGACTTATCAGATGAACTACTAACCGTCCTAATTAAAAGTGGTGGTAGTGGTACAGTTAAGGAGATAGGCAAGGACGGTTTATACTTTGCTGCTGACCCTGTACACATTGAAGAAAGTATAGAAGACATAACAGAACACGTAATAAGAAAGTCAGCTACTATTAATTTAGTTGTGTCTGATTACTTAGGTGACTTACTATTTACAGGTGCTGCTAGAGATATAGTAGTAAACATTTGGAAGGGTAGTGAGTGTATTTTTGCAGGTTATGTAGAGCCAGCCACTTTTAGCCAACCTTTTAATAGTAATGTCGATGAATTTACACTTAATTGTACAGACTTTCTTAGCACCCTTCAATATACTAGTTACAAGAATATAGTACCCTTAAACTATAGACAGGCGGTACAAGAGGCAGGTAGTACTAGTTTTATGGAGGTCTTGGGTAGGATATTTGATACAAGGGGACTAAACCTAAACAACAACCAAAAACCAAGGCTACTATATGACAAGTCTAAGGGTACGGCAAAGGGAAAGGAAGGTACAGTATTTGAAGAGCTAAGTATTAGTGAGTTGTTCATAATTGGTAAGGATGAGGATAGTACATGGACGAATGAAGACCTACTAAAAGAAGTCATGCAGTACTTAAATCTTCATATCAGACAGGAAGGTTTAGACTTTTATATCTATGATTGGGACACACTAGTACAGGGTAATTCTATAAACTGGTTAGACTTACAGACAGGTGAGGTAGTAGGTAAGCAGCCACAATCTATTATAATCAACCCTTCACACTATGCAGGAAGTGATACAAGCCTTAGTACAAGTGAAGTAGTAAATCAGTTCCAATTATCCTGTAGCCTAGAAGGACAAGATACTATTATAGAATCACCACTAGCAGAAGACAGTCTAAAATCACATTACAAAGGTCAGCAGCTAATACTCACTGAGATTAGTAGCTTAGGTAGTGGAAAAAGCGCAAACGAGGCTTTTAATGCAGCAGTAAAGGGACAGCCTACTACTTATGATGCGTTAACGGAAACAGACTGGTATATGAGGTCTATGTATAACCCAACGTGGAAGTTACGTAAGAGTGAAGATATGTTAGAGGTTGATGAGAACGGAACAGGTATAAATCAGCATAAAGTGGCACAATACCTCAGAGACCACCCCCTTACACCAGCCCTGCTTAGACTTGGTAGTGTAGAAAGAAAAGCAAAGGCAACAGATAACAGCCCAACTAGTAAGATAGACACTGATAACTACTTAGTAATTAGTATAGGCGGTAATGAGAATGACACAGCAGATGGACACAAACCTAGCGACAATGACCTAAGAGACTGTTCCCCACTGATTGAATATGTAGGTAATAAGTCAGGTGGTGTATTTAGCCCCCCAGACAGTGAAACAACCAATTACCTAATATTTAGTGGTAGTTTGTTAATGCAGCCTATCTTATATGAAAGTAGTGTAGGTAGAGCTAGTAGGGTATCTAGTTATGACCTAATACTTAAACATGGGGCTAGGAAGACACAGGGAAAAGAGTACACCGCTATAGTTCCATTCTATGACCCACCTAAAAGAGATAATGTATTTGACCTTCGTAGATTAGACAGTAACCTAGTGAAGTCAGACGGTAACGAGGAGGGGCGGTACTACACAAGGAAACATTATAGCGCAAGACTCAATACCGACAAGCCATTATATAATAGTACAGCTAGTTACTTTCAACCTTGGACTAAAGATAAGGCAGCTAAGGGATTAAAGTTTGAGTATAGTAGTGTAGGTGATAGTACAGATAAATTCAGTAAGCTACCTATCCTAGAATGTGAACTAAAGATAGGGTCTAAGTATTGTGTAGAGACAGTCTTAGATGTGTACGGTGATAGTAGGTTTGAATGGTTAACACTTGATGAGATTATGAAAAGACCAGACCTAACCTATAAGGACGTTGACGGCACTACTAAATATAAGACTACCTTTAGTTTAGGAATTAACCCTAAAATTGGTGACTACATAATAGGACAGGAACACAGTCTACAAAATACTGTCGACTATACAATGAACCTAGACGGCAAGGAAGGGACGGCAATACCAATTAAACAAAGTGACCGATTAAGTGGCCGTGTTAGTTTTAAGATACTTGCACCTATTCAGTTAGTTTGGGATAATATTGTAAGAAGACATCCAACGTTTTTTAGGTCTACTAAGTGGACTAGTAATAGTAGGTATATCTTAGCGCACACACAGAGTATCATTATTAAAAACTTTGCTTGTAATATAGTGAGTGATAATGGTAAACTAGAAACCTTTGAGGATAATGACCTAATCTACTCAAGTGCAGCACAGACTAAGTATATTAATAAGCATGATGGGACAGAGTTTAAGTTTATCACCCAGCTTAGCAGTAGTGAGGCGGTGGAAAAAGGTATTAAGAATGAAATCTACCTAAACAGTGTCTTTAATACCACTACAAGCCTACCAGTGAGAACCATATATAATAAGGTGCTTGATGAGACAGGTAAGGCAGAAGAACATTACGTTAGTCAGTATTATAATTTCATGTCAGTTCCACGGTTAAAGGTTGAGGTTACAATGAACGACACAGGGATAGATTTTACAAGTACCTATCAATCTAAGACCCTAGGTAAGAAGTTCCTAGTACAGTCAATTAGTAGGGACATAAGAAATAAAACAGCGAGGATAACATTATTAGAGATATGATAGATGTAGTAAGTTATGCAAAGAAAAAGGAAAGTGCAGGCAGTGGTGGAAGTGGTGCAGGTGGTGGTATAGGTGGCAGTCAGAATAGTACCTTAGAGCCTCACTTACTTTGGGGACAAGTATATGATGGAAGACACGACATAAGCGGAGACCTAGTAGGAGTTGGTAATATCGAAAGTGACGGTAATATTAGCGCAAAAGGTATTAATACGCAATCTGGTAAAATTGATAGCGTAACAGGACAAGAGCTAAGATACACAACTATCATAGGAGGAAGTATAAGTGCAACAGATTCTACCATTACTAACCTAACTACAACCAATCATACAAGCCAATCACTAACCACCACTAACCTAAACAGTGATACAGGAACTATAACCGACCTATCCACTCAATCACACAATACCCAACAGTTGACAGCTAAGGGGGTAGATACAGAGAGATTAACAGGTAAGGATATAGTTGTAGATAATCTGACTGTCAACAAAGCAGCACATTTCTTTAGTCTTAGCGTTGATGAGATAAAAGCAACACAAGGACAGATTATAGTTACCCCTGCTAGTGCTATCATTGAGAAGGTAGAAGTACTGGCAAGCGGTGATTATAAGTGCTGGTGGAAAAATACAGACAACCAAACTACTACTACACAGACATTCAGTACAGGAGACTTTGTAGTATGTCAGACTTTCAATACAGGACAGTCTAGGTATTATTGGAGACTTTGTACAGAGGCAGGTGGTAGTGACGGTTGGAATTATATTACCCTTAGCAAGACCGACAAAGACCCTGCTAGTGTGAGTGAACCGATGAAGGGGGATAATATTGTGCAGTTGGGTAATAGGACTGACCCCACAAGACAGGCAGCTATAATAATCAGTGCATATAATACAGGCTACCTAGATAAGACCGTTGTAGCCCCGAGTATTGTTCAGTACCAAGGAATCAATGACTACAACCTAGAAACACATAGGCTAAATGTAATCAGTGTAGGTAAGAATATATTTAGCGGTGAATTTAGGGTAGACAATGGAAAGACACTTGAATCCTACATAGCAGACAGAATTAAACTAACTGCTAGCGGTACACCTTATATCGGAAATAATAATAATTGGTGGATTTGGGATAAAGACCAAAGCAAGTATAAGGATAGTGGTATTAGTGCAGCAGGTAGGAACGGACAGGACGGACTTACCCCTAGAATTGTTAATAATGTATGGTGGATAGGTAATACAAACACAGGTATCTCAGCAGTAGGTCAGAAAGGAGATAAAGGAGACCGAGGCGAAAAGGGAGACCAAGGACAGAAGGGCGATGCAGGACTTACCCCTAGAATTGTTGATAATGTATGGTGGATTGGTAATACTAACACCAATGTACTAGCAAGGGGGCAGGACGGTAGAGACTTAGACCCAACACCTTATTATAAACTCTATGATAGAGGTAGTAGTGTAGCAGTTGTAGATACTAATAACAGACTATCCCTAAACATTGACTTAGGACTGATAGAGGTAGTAGGTCAGAGTGCAAGTAGTGTTAGTTCTGATAATATAGCTGCAAATTTGATACAGTATAATGGTGGACTTATTGCAATTAACAGGGAAGGCAGGTTTAAGCACTCACAGACCCTACCATACACAGGACAGACTACCTTTACCTTTAACCTACTTAGCGGTGATAAGCTGGTTGACTCATTCACTATCCCTGTTACCGTCTTGCCTAGTACTGTATTTAGTGTTACAGACCAAATCAAGGCACAAGTACAAGACACAAAGCAGAGTATTAATAATGTAACAGGTAGGATAGGAACTGTTGAGAATAAGGTAACACAACTAACACAGACGGCAGATACTATTAAGACACAGGTACAGACAAATAAGACCAACCTAGACACCGTAACAGGAAAGATAAGGCAGGCAGAAAGTAGTATTAGTAGCCTCACACAGAAAGCAGGTAGTATAGAGCAGACAGTAGCAGGGACAAGGACAGAACTAGATAACCTTAAGAATACCACAACACGAGACATTAACACACTCAGACAGACAGCTAGCGAGACAGAAAGTAAGGTTAGTAGGGTTGAAGAGACCGTTAGAGATTTTAGTGTTGGGGGGCAGAACCTATTAAATGGGGTGATAGATTTTAGACAGCCTACCCCACTATTACACACTAGCAAGGACAAGGACGGCTATTTTTATTATAGGAGTATTGAAACCGAGCAACTATTGGCAGGTAAGAAATACACGCTACAGATAAAGAGTGATGGTTTTTTAGCTAGGGGACATGAGAGACAGGGAGATAAGTCTTTTACAGTCTGGTTATGTGGAAAAACTGATAACCTACTTTTTACTAGTGCTAACAGTGTGAGTGATTGCGTGTGGACTTTTACCTGCCCTACAACGGATAAATACATACTAAGACTAAATTCCTATAGTGATGGGGTTAAGTATGAAAGTCTTAAGTTCTGGGACATAAAGGTAGAAGAAGGTAATACAGTGACAGGTTGGAGTCCTAGTAGCAGTGATATATATAACTATTATTCTAGGAACAGGGTAGGATTTGATTTTGTACAGAACTTTCCAAACGACCACCACCCAGCCCAAAGCATATCCTACAATCACAGCAGCGACACCCTAACCATGTCTTATAATATTAGCAAGGCAGGGGGACAGTTACAGGACATAGATTATACCGTCTTGTTTGATAGTAACTCATCGAACCTACCAAACGGCTTATACTTGATTAGATTTACACCCTACCTCAGTGCAGCAGATGTAAGGTTACTAGTGGAGATTGATAATAAGGCAGGAACACAAACCCCTATAGATTACACACAGCCAGCACACATCATTAGCGGAAGTGAGGTATCTAGGGTAGTAGAAGTAAAGGATAACTACTTAAGAATATACTTTGAAAGCGCACACCAAGCAGGACAGGACACTACTAGAGATTGGAGCGTGAGCCTAACAGGATTGAAGGTAGTAAGGATTAACAGTACTGAGTCCTACCTAAAGCAAAGTGCAGATAAGATAGAGGCTAAGGTACTGAACGGTGATATTATCCTAGATGCAAAGCGTGTAAAAATCAAGAACGGTAACACAGAGGCAACCCTGTTTGAGAATGGGCGGATTAAGGCCCGCTATATTGAAAGTCAAGGAGGCCTGTTTAGTATTAATGATGACGGCTTTTACTATCGAGGCACTGTTAAGGATGTAGAGAATGAAACGGTAGAAACTAAGATACATAACCACGGCCTTACTACTAGGGTTGATGAAACTGTACTAAAAGAAGGTATATTTCAGTCTGTAAAATTATCCCCATACAGTAGAGACACTAACCTAGATATAATTAGTAACAGTGAAGAGGCGATTAGTATTAGTAGCGTATCAAATAATCTAGAGGCAGCTATATCTATAACGGACGGTGCAGTGTATGGACTAAGAAACCTAACTAGGCGGTATAAAGGCGGAAACTATACCCTAGATACTTATGTTAAGAACGTAATAGTAACGGGTGCAAGTGACCTAGAAAACCAAGTACTAGGAAACCAAGGAACTAACCTACAATTACCAGACAATGACCTACTAACTAAAGGTATGTTAAGTCCTAACCCAACAAGTGCAGAACGTGTAAAATATATTAATAAGTATCACAGCCTACCCGAGAACTTACAAGCAGGGCAGGAGTACATTATCTATAAGCGAAGTAGTGGTAGACTAGTGATAAGCGTAGATGATGACCCACACAAGAAAATAAGTATAGTAAAATATAATCAAGGCAATGTAGAAATAGTAAAGTCTGTATTATTCACTGTTAACTGGGTAGGTATTATTAAAGTCTTGTATGACGGTCAGAATTGGAACTTATATGTAGATTCAACTAACTACTAACAAATACTAAAATACAATGGAATTAAGAAAAGAACACAAGGACCTAGTAAGTTATGCAACTGCCGTTCTAATGATAATCAGTGGTGCAGTACTTTGTTATATTTCATTTTTTACCCTGCACATCATAGAAAGCAGTGTACTAGGCTATCTTAGTATGTCGCTAACTTTTGGCGGTGCAATTTTTGGAGTAACACTTTATATTAACCAGAAATTTAAGTCCTATGAAATTAGCACTAACAAAGCTATCATTAAGAAACTGAATGAACAGGGGGAAGATAAGGATAAGAAAGAGGAAGTAGAATAGGTCTTTGCAGTCCGTGGTATCTAGTAAAGGGTATCACGGACTATCTTTTTTTTAACTCTTTTTAGTACAATACGATATTATTTTGTTTTGATAGTTGGGATATTCTACCTATCTTTGCAGTGTAATAATTAAAAACATTAGCAATATGAAACAGACTAGGAAATTTGATGTAGTGTTTAATGATTCACTAGATAGTAGCTGTAAAGGTTTTAGTGAGAGCTATGATTACTGCTTAGATTACATTAAGGCCTATAACGGTACAAGTTATAGTTATTTTGGGGACTATAAAGGAGGTACAGTTAGCATAGTAGATAGTGAAACAAGGGAAGAGGTTTATAGTGAACCTGTTAAGTAAGTAGTACGGATAGCCCAGTCTTTTAGTAGGTTGGGCTTTTAATTTTCTAAAGGTATGGCAAGGTTAAGTAGTGAACAGATAGAGGAAGTAGTTAGACTGTATAGAAGTAAGAAGTACAGTATAAAAGAGATACTAGCACTGACAGGGATAGGCAGTGAACAAACTATATACCGAATTATTGCAGGTAGGGATGATGTAGAAATGATGAGAAGAACAAGCCCTACTAAGAAATATAGTGTTAACCTAGATACTGAGGCGGTTAAGGTCTTAGAAACAGTTAACCCTAGAAATATTAGCCAGTGGATTAATGACCTAATAGTTAAAGCTGGTGAGGACTTGATGATTAGAGTAGAGACAGGCAATACTGAACAGGCTAAGGAGGTACTACAGGGGTTAGGGCTTGAATATAGACTTAGCAGGGAACAGGTTAAGAATAGATGGGCTAGTATGAAAATCCCAAGCCTAACCTATGACAACCCAGCAACTAAGGAACTAATCGACAGTGCTATTAACTTTACCCTACAGAAGACTAACTACTTTACAGTGGACGGTGGGACAATAGAAATAGAGGTAGGAATGAAGGATAGAAAGAAGGTAATAGAGGCACTGAAAGAATTAGGTATAGAGGTAAAAGACAGGGCTAAGAAACTAACTACCCTAACAGAACAGCTACAGGAACAGATTAGAAGGGGGCTAGAGAATAAAGAGGTACAGGCAGAACTAAAGAGGCTTGGAAAGAGCAGCAGACATTATTATACAGTTGCCTATGAAGTTCTAGATAGGGCAGGATATAGATTTAACCCAACCAAACACCCTGCAAGCCTAGAACAAAGTAAGTGGGCTGAGACATTCAAGGAGACAGGGGATAGAAGGACACTAAAAAGCAATCTAGACCTATTAGAAGAAGACGATACAGACAAGCTAGGGACACTAATAGAAGGTATTTTGTATAGTGTACATTCAGATTCTTAATAATACTTGCAAGACCACCTAGGACGTACTAACTTTGCAAACGTAAAACGAAAACAAGTATTAACAAGGAAGTGGAGGCACACTATAAACAGCAAAGATTAAATATGAAAGTAGTAAGAAAAAATGAGTCTAAAGATTTTCAGACAGTAGCAGACCTTTTCAAGACGACTAGGCAGGAACGTAACAAGTACTTTGGAACATACCTAGCTGAGGTGACAGATGAAAGACCCTTAGAGCTGGAAGGACTTGTTAAGAAGGTAGATGAACAAGTAGAGACGTATGAGGAACTGCTAAAGAACTTAAAGGGCTTGAAAGAGGAGGTAGTAGCTGAGAAGAAAAGGGAAGATAGTCTTAAGTTCATTGAAGACTTGAAACAAACCCTAACTAACCCAGACACCAAAGACTTAGCAATAGAGGCCCTAAAGAATCTAGGTTTAATGAACTAGATAAGATAGTTTTACTTTCAAAATTAAAACCTTCTATAATTTTTATATTGTTAACTTGAGTAGCTTGACTGAGAAGTTAGGCTACTTTTTTATTACCTTTTAGTTTGGTAGTTTCAAGTGTTTTTAGTATCTTTGCAGTATCACATTTTAGATATACTATAAAGGCCTATGGTAAACGGCAAACGATAACTAAAACGGTAACGGTAAAAAGTTAATTGTTTGATATACAGCTAGTTACAAAGGTTGAGATTAACTGTTTATATTTGCAGAAAATAAAGTACAATCAGCTATTTGAATAAAAGACTTTCAGGCTTTTTTATATGTGCTGATTG